CTGAACTTAGTCATAAGAGAGCAGAAATCGCTGGAGGCTCTGATCCAGTAAAAGAAAAATATTTCAAAGAATATTCAGAAAAAAGACGGGGAGCAAAACATCCTGATCAAATGAAGTCTTTTGAATCGAAAAACATCAAGATTGATTTTGGGAAATAGTTATAGAAACAAATCATCAAACTGCTCTTCTGTGATACCAAGAGTTCCAAGAATTAAGTCTTTATTTTCTACAAGGAATGGATAGTCTTCGGAAACGTTCTGTGCGGCATCCCACTTTAGACGTTCAGCAAGTGGCAGCGCATTAATTATGGCATAAAACTCCTCTACAACATCAAGCGCAATCAGTTTTTCAATCAGGTCAAACTTCGCTATTTTTCTAGCTACTGTCGGCATCTCAATGATTTCTACATCAACATGTCCGTGACGGATGATGTCGTCATCTTGCGGCTGCCATTGATTGTTCCAGCGTTGCTCTAGCACCCTGAACCTCCAATCACCAGCAGCAAGAACTGCCATTAGGGAGAACTCGTCATTCTTGTGATCTACATCAGCCATAGCCCCACCAACAGCAACGTCTTCCAGATACTTAGCTTCCCATGCTGTGGAGATAGCACGCGCCGTAGTGTGATCTTTGAACCACAACAGCCCTGAGTTGAGCTTGCAGCCAAGAGCAATATAACCCGCCTCTTGGTAGCTTTCGCTGGCTGGAAAGAAAAACTTCGACGGATAAGGGACAAACGCAATGTCAGCATCGCCCATGTTAGAAAAAAGATCGAATGGATTGCCCTCGTTTACTGGATGTAGGTCAGTGTCGCAAAGAAACACTGCACCTTCTCCGTCATCAGGAAGAAACGTCCCGAATCCTGCTTTTGTTGCGAGAGCATTGACCATTGGGTCGTCTGCCACGCGCTCAGCGTAAAGGCTGTGCGTGTCGGTAATTATCAACAAGTTAGGAATGTGGCGAGACAGAAGACGAGCTTCCTTTTCGTAAGTTGAACCAAGGGCGATTGTGATTGTAGTGGACATAAAGAAAAATAGTTAGAGGTTCACAGTATAGCCTTTCGCTGTAGCGATGGATGCGTTAGCTGTTGCAGATCCTGGGTTCAGAGGGAAACGTAAAGTTGCTGCCCCATTCGTGGCTGAAGGTAGAGCAGTGAAAATAGCATTGATTTGTGCCGCCGTAAACGCACAAGAAGCAAAGTCCATCGCAAACGTAGAGTAGCTGATGTTTCTAAGACCTGTAAGAATTGGGACGCTAGACAAATTACTTAAATTTGGATTACCAATAGCGGTGATACTACGAATTGCCGTTAAGCCAGCAACATCAAGCGTAGCTAGTGAGGTGCTGTTCAAGGTGATAGTCTGAAGTGAACTCAAACCAGTTCCAGAGAATGTCGTCAGCGGGTTGTTATTCAAAATGAGAGAAGTAAGTGAACTCAAACCAGTTCCAAAGAATGTCGTCAGCAAGTTGTTACTCAAGCTGAGCGTCAACAAAGAACTCAAACCAGTTCCAGAAAATGAAGGGAGTTGATTGCTTGTTAAGCTGAGAGATGTCAAAGAACTCAAACCAGTTCCAGAAAATGAAGTGAGTTGATTGTTATCCAAGTTGAGCGTCAACAAAGAACTCAAACCAGTTCCAGAAAATGAAGTGAGTTGATTGTTAAACATGGCGATGGAGGTAATACTACCACTTGCCGCGCTTCCGCCATTAACAACACTTAAGACACCGAGGGGTCTATGAAGACCTGACGCGGGAACTGTTAAAACAATGGTATTAGAAGCTACGCCTGTACCAACTTGCGCTCCAAGTGTACCATCAGAGTTCAACAAACGAGCGTAGCCTGTAGTAGTTTTTACACTAATACTACCAGCATCAGTTCGAGATGTGGCAAAGAAAAATTGTCCTGCATTGTCTGATCTTCCTACCCTAAGTGAGGCAACAAGACGCTCGCCAACGGCACTCATGATCTGAGCGGGTGTGAGTTGTAAATTTGCGATGTCTGTCACCGCCGCTGCGAGGTTGGCTGAGGTGGGGGTTGCGAGAAATGTTGCCACACCGCTGCCAAATCCCGAAACGCCTTCTAATGACACACTTCCCGCACTACCAGTAATACTACCATTGATTACTGACGAAAATGTTTTAGTTCCACTAATCGTTTGGTTTCCAGTTGAAGCAACTACTCCACCAGCAGACCAGTTTACAGAGCCATTATTACCAAGTCTAATAGGATTAGCTCCGCTTTGAACAAGCAGATATTGATATGAGTCTTTAACTATTTGTGGTCCTAAATCCATTTCACTAATTTACACTTTAATTATAAAGAGTTCCATAAAAAATTAATGCTATTCCATGTTCCAGTAACACCCATCCATTTAACAGGAGAATATGCTCTAAATCCTGTAGCATCAGTTATCTCAACAGAATAGTTTGCAGAAAATTGCATGGTTGAATTCATTCCCATTGAATATGAAAAAGAGTTAAGCTTGGCTCTTTCAAAATTAAAACAAGCTTCAGCTATGTTTCCACCGTATACATCAGTAATAGCTATAGAAAAATCATAAAGCTGTTCAGATCTATGCAGCTGAGATATATCTCCACTGTTCATATTTTGAACGATTACAGAAACATCAATAGAAGCTCTTATTGGTAGTTGCAATTTTCTTCCATATACATAATTACTTCCCAATCCGTATAGATCAGTTCTTTCAAAAGGTATACCAATATTTAAAGATTGTATTAACGCTCCAGATACAAGAGGTGTTCCACCAACTTGCAAATTTTGCAATGTAGCTTCAACAGTATGTGGAGCAGCAACAGGAACAGAATAAACATTTGGTTTGCTTGGATAGTCTGCATTAACAAATCCAGATAGCGAAGTTTTTAAATTGCTAAAATCTAAAAATCCAGAATTAGTATTATTACCAGAAGCTAAATTAATTGCTGGTATACCTATCCTACTACCAGTTAGATTATCGAATTTCAAATTAGAACCAACAAAAGACATTGACGCTGTAGGTATAGATCCAACTTGAAAACTCAATGAGTAATTCTTTAGAAAGCAATTACCAACAGAAGCACATGTCATTCCACTAAAATTAGTTCTTTGAGGAACTTTTGAAAATTGCGGCAATACTTCATCACCCTCTTTATTGTCCATAATCAAATAGAAGTTTTGGTTTCTATTTAACTGTTCAGTTGCCAATGGCGCAATCGATCCACTTTCCTTATACATTCCCATCAGATATTCATTGATCATGAATGGCGAATATAAATAATTAATATTAAACTCAACATTTGGCGCTCTATTCATGTGATCTATGGCATATTGCTGAGATCCAATTTGTTTAGATGTTTGCCTATCAACTGACAAGGATATTTCAGAGCTTTGGATAAGTGGCATAAAATATCCACTCTCTTCAACTGTTTTCCAAGCTGGAGATGGTCCTGTAGCAACAAATGCTGAATTACTTTTGAGAATTGGTGTCATTAGTCTTGAGTCACTATCCCTAATGGATCTTCCATTATTTCAAGCTCTATGGTGTTTGAATTTGCATAGTTAAAAGTATGCGTCCAAGACGGACAGTAATATACTTTTAGTCGATTATATATTGAAGTTGGGGTATGATAAAACCTTCTGTAGCCCATTTTATTTTCTAAAAAGTGCATTATAGATTTCGCTTCAGCATCGTCAATATTTTCGAATTTGTAGCGTAAATTAATCAAAGAAGTGTTTTTAGTTGAGTTTATTTTTTGAATAAAAGAGTTTTTAAATTCAACAGTATCAACTCTCATTTTCACATCATTTTGCAAGCCAACATCAGGCTCCCAAAAAAATGATTGAGTCCATCTTGAACTAGAGCCAGTTGGTCCATCTAAAGCAGTATTCGCGGCACTATGATCTTGTGTGCAATAATAGTAGTTATTCAACTTATTGCTATTCACTCCAGAATAAAGTATATCGTACTTTTTAAATTGTTGACCAACGCTCCAAGTTTTAATCGTGGTATTAACGAAAGCCATTCCTGACCAATTTAATATAGAAGAAGCTTGATTAACTTCTAATGAAAAAGCAACCTCATAGTGTCTTTTGTTTATATGATTAATCGCATAGTTATCACAAACTCCGCTGACCACTTTATAAAAATCTGATGGATCATCAAAAGCAATAAAGTCCTGCCCCTTCTTTTCTTCCAAGAACTTAACTAATTGTTGAGATTCAAGTTCGGGCAAATCATACCTCATATCAAACTTTGCGTTTAAATTGTTAACTGAAGAAGGTATGGAGTTATAATAGCCGTTGCTAGTTTCGTAGCTATTTGCTCTAGATGCAAATGATACTCTTGAACCAAAAGCTGGAAATATACCGCTTAGAGATGTTAAAGCGTTTACTCCACTGATGTTTCCTGTTGTTCTATCGTAGAAAGAGTTGCTCATGTTTGTCCAGCATAGTTAAGTGTTAATTTTACACCACCATCAGCAGATGATGATAGTGATTCCCCAATCAAAGATGCATTGGGAATTGAGAGGCTTTGTAGAATTTGCGCCCCGTCTCTAGATCTTACAGTAAAAGATACAGTTTTGTTTTCTCTTCTCATAAGAAAACCTGTAGCATCTTGCAAAAAAGCATCGTCAACATCTATTTGAACAGAGGCTGTATATTCTATGTTTGGCATACTAAACACATCCACGGGAAATCTTGAACCAATAGAATAAATAGGTTCTCTTTGATACTTGATAGCATAATCAAAACCAACAACCCTATTGGTAGAAACATTGTCGCAGCTTAGTGATATAGATCCTTGATTCGGGATAAAGATTGATGGCGTAGCTACAGTGCCAGACGCATTAATTCCAGATTTCATTTCGCCAAAAATAGTCAAAGAAGTGCTAATATTTGGCACTGCCCCAACTGCGCAGTTTACTCCGTATTCAGTTAAGAAACCACTTGTGAAACCATAAGAGCCGCCATTATAATGAATACTTCCACTAATTGGGTTCATTCGGTTCATTGATAGTATTGGGTCGTTGTAGATTAAGTATCGCGAAAATGACAAGTTTTTTTGGACATCGTTTGAGACTAAAGCAGCGCCACCAGACATTCCAATAAATCTCGTAACGGAATAACTGTTTGAATATGTAAAATTTACATTTTCAACACCAAGCAGTTCTTGCCCAGTGATGAAAACTTTATTTTCGTGATTACTGATTAGGTCAAACATCTTATCTTCTCAGAGAGCCTCCAATTCTTTTTTCTTCTTGAATTACTTGCATTACAGAATCTCTGATTTGTCTTGCAAGCTTTTGTCTTGCGTCAGATGTGTCTCCACTATCTTGCTGAGACGTTTCTCCAGAAGAAGATACGTTGATGTTAATATCTCCAGAAGAACCAGAAACTTGAATCAACTCATCGAGTTTAGCAATCAAGCGTTCATTAAGATCCTTTGCTGTTTCATCAGAACTTGCAGATGAAGCTCCAGTGTTCATGGATTGAAGTTTTGATGCTCCAATATTTTGCACAGCAGCTCTATTCATAATGAACTCACCACCAGAAAGCATTGCGGGAACGGTATCAATGCCAGAAGTTGGTGGAATCATACCGCCAGTAGCTCTTTGAAGGATATTCCATTTAGAAGGGTTGTCTGCCCACTCTTCCACATAATTACCATTACTATCAAATGGACCAGAAGTAAATCCACCAGATCTCGAAGACAGTTTCGGTTTAAAAAACTTGAAAATCGACCCAAGATTAAATCTACCTGATTTCTTAGCAAGACTTTCTTCGATATCTGAATTAAAAACACCAACACTATTTTGAAGTGAGTATATTGAATCCATAGCCATTATTTCAGAAGCCGATGCGACACGCGCTTTTGGTGCAGCTCCTAAATATTCAGCAAATCCTTGGTTTTCATATCCAGTGATAGCTTTAGAAAGCTGTTCTGAAGTTCCAATTTGAGAAAGTCTCATTTGATTGAAACCTCCTTTGAAATTACCAGTTGCCATTGATCCAATTCCTGAGAAAAGATTTTTTAGACCGCCAACATTTTGACCATCAATTGTCCCACCAGTAAACATTCCTTTACCAAACGCCCCAGCTTTTTGCCAGAATCCTGCATCTTTAGCCAAATTTCCAACCGCAGCTTTTCCACCAGCCATAGCAGACTTACCAATCCCGCCAACCGCAGCTGATGCAGCCATCATGATTAGTTGTCTTGTTAGAGCTTTCTTTTGTTCTTTTTCTGCTTTTTTAACTTCTTGCTCTTGGTTGTATTGTTGGAGATATAAATCAAATGATTGTTGTTTTGCTGCTTGAGTTGCCTCAAAAGCGGGAGAACTGCGCATTCCCATCATTGACAAGCGAGAGCTTTCAGGCTCCAAAGCAATAGATTGATAGCCGTCAATATTGGTCATTCTGTCGAATTTGCCAGAAGTTCCAGATTGTGTCGCAAAGTCTAGCAAGTTTCTCTTACCTTCAATACTTCCAGTTCCAAAAGTGCCAGGAGTATAGAAGTTTCCTTGTGGTCCTTTTTGAACAGGTCCACCCGCTGCAAATCCACCAAGCGAACCACTATTCAATGCTTCAAGAAATTGTGGTCCATATTTTTGAACAGCACGTTTATTGATAACATATTCGCCGCCCATGAGCATGGCTGGAACGTCATCTTTAGTGCCTGAACCTCCAGTT